TCTCATCTGTCAGAATCCTTCGCCTTGGTGGGCAGAATGGTGGAGCCGGTTAGCTTCAAAAGATCCTAAATCACAACTATTAGTCATTTCCCACTCTTACGAACTAATTACATTTGATAAGTTATCAGATTTGGAGTAAATCTATGTCTTCACTATTAGAAGAAGCAATTGTTGACGCGAAAGCCCTTAAGGAAGCCGCCCTCAAAAATGCCGAAACGGCAGTACTAGAGAAGTACTCCGTGGAAGTAAAGGACGCGTTGTCCACTTTATTGGAACAAGAAGACCCTATGGGTCTAGAAGAAGAAACAGAGTCTGCAGACACCTCCTTCACTGATGAGGTCCCGTACGCTTTTCAGAATGAAGAGCTTGACGGCCCACCCGCAGACGAACTCATCGAAATCGATTTTGATCAGCTTAAGGCCAGGATCAGCGAGGAAGAGGCTGCAGGCGACACAGCCGGCGAAGGCGACCTTAATGATGCCCTAGGTATGGCAGACGATATTATGCAGGAAGACGGCCCCATCACGAATGATATGATGGATAATGATGCTAAAGTTGATCAGGGAGAAATTGAAACTACCAATACAGGTACCGACGATGAGACCCCCGAGGCAGGCTTAGAAGAGGATATCGATCTCACCGAAGAAATGATATCCGATCTTATCGAAGAGTTGGTACTCGATATGACGCCGCGCCCGCAAGGCTGGGCCTCGGTTAATTCCGCAGACAACAGTATAGAGCAGGCCAACAACGATGCCATGGCCGCGGCCAATGCCGCCCACCTCGACGAAGAGGAAGAGGGTGATGAAGAGGGTGACGAAGATATGGGAACCGTTGATGTGGTGCCCGATACACAACTCTATGAGACGAAGATCTCAGAACTTAAAGAATCAACAAGAGAGCTTAAGGCTCTTTTAATTGAATCCAAGTATCAACTCACAAGGTTGAACTTGGAAAACGCCAAGCTTGTTTATCAAAACAAGGCTTTGAATAGCGCCTCCTTGAATGAGCGACAAAAGAAACAAATTGTCGAAGCTGTTCAATCTGCCAATTCTGTTGAAGAAGCGAGAATGATCTATGAAACAATTCAAAACGCAGTGGGGTCCACGCCAGTACAGCGCACACGACCACAAACACTCCGTGAAGCGGTTCAGAGACCAGCCTCGATCTTACTCAGCTCCAAGAAAAACAACGAGGCAACTGAAGACCCAAGAATGGGTCGGATGCTGCGTTTAGCAGGTTTGAATAAATGACATTCAACAACATATATAGGAGGTTATAAAATGTCTATTGTACAGAAATTAACCGAAGGTATTGTCAATCGCGATCTCTCGACAGAGGGTGCGGCGCTTATCACCAAATGGGAAAGCACCGGACTTCTAGAAGGAATCGGCGATGATACCGCTCGGAATGGGATGGCCCGTTTGCTTGAGAACCAGGCAAAAGAGCTACTCCGTGAGTCTTCATCCATGGCGGGTGGAGACGTTGAGGGTTTTGCAGCTGTTGCATTCCCCCTCGTTCGCCGTGTATTCGGCAACTTGATTGCTAACGATCTCGTTAGCGTTCAGCCGATGAGCTTGCCTTCGGGCCTCATCTTCTTCCTCGACTTCACCTTTGGTGGAGTCTATCAGGCTTCTGGCCAGAACACTGAGACTCGCCTCGGTTTTGTTGCCGGCAAGTCAATCTACGGTGGCGACGTCGTAGGTGCCGAGATCACCGGTGGTGTGGATCTTACCGGCCTTGCTGGTACAGATGCAGGCGGCCCTTACAACTTGCGTAATGGTTACGCTTCGCCTACAGGTAGTATTGCTACCTTTGGTCAGGTTGTGTTCTCTGGTACCCTCGGTGTCGGCGGCACTTGGTCAGGTCTCCCGAGCGAGGGAGCTGGCTCCCTTGCTGGTGCGGCGCTCCCGGACGGTCAGGTCAACGAGATTCTTCGTTTCGATCCGGATCTAGTTTCGGGATCTGTTTTCTGTATTATTGAGAAGACCATCCCCGCGGCCTCCCAGATGAACTGGCGTGACCTTTCGGCTCTCGCTCTTACTGCATCCAACACAGCAAACTTGATGCTAGTAAATCGCCTAACGGTGATGAGCCAGTCTTCCGATGGTACTCAAAGGTCCTCGATTTCGACTGGTGCTGGTGCGGTCCACGCGGTTATGCTCGGCTCAACCCTTGGAGGGGCCCCGACCGATCTAAGTCACAGTGTGGTGAACGCGGTCGCAACCTTCCCGATGACGGATAACTTCCAGGCCGTGAACTCTGCGATTGGTGCTATTGAAGGTGCTGGACAGTGGGCGCTTGAGGGTAGTGATCAGATCCCCGAGATCGACATCAAAGTCGATTCCGTGGCTGTCACCGCTGTCACCAAGAAGCTCAAGGCCAAATGGACCCCTGAGCTTGGGCAGGACCTCAACGCATACCACAACCTCGACGCCGAGGTTGAGTTGACCCAGATCCTTTCTGAGCAGATTGCTCTAGAGATCGATCGCGAGATCCTTGAGGACCTCGTCAAGGGCTCAACTGCTGGTACTCGTTACTGGTCCCGTCACCCGGGTCAGTTCCTCAACCGCGAGACAGGTGCAGTTTCCAGCGTAACGCAGGACTTCACCGGTAACGTGAGTGAGTGGTACGAGACCCTCGTTGAAACCATCAACGATGTCTCGGCACAGATCCACCGCAAGACGCTCCGTGGTGCTGCAAACTTCTGCGTGATTTCACCAGAGATTGCTAACATCCTAGAGTTCACTGCTGGCTTCCGTGCTAATGTGACTGCTGATAGCGACCGCGGAGACGCGGGTGCTGTTAAGGTTGGTTCCCTCTCCAAGAAGTTCGACCTCATCGTCGATCCTTACTTCCCGCGTAACTTGATCCTAGTTGGTCGACGCGGTAGTAGCTTCCTAGAGAGTGGTTATGTATACGCACCTTATGTGCCGCTACAGACTACCCCCACAATCTTCGGTGTTGAAGACTTCGTGCCTCGCAAGGGCGTGATGACTCGATATGCCAAGCAGATGGTGCGTCCTGATATGTATGGCTTAGTCATAGTCCGCGGACTTGAAGAGTAGCATACCTGACGTAAGGTCAAAATAATGAAAGCCCCGTCTCTTTGAGGCGGGGCTTTCTATTTACTACTAGACAAACAGAGGACCCCTCATGGCCATACCAAAGCTTAATCCGGCTTCGACAACAAATACCAATGTTTTGCCGGCCACTGGTAGCACAGGAAATGTTGCCGCCACACTCCCTTTCGGGATATACTCGTCCGCGGCCTTTCTCTCTGGCGCAGCAGACCAAGTAGCATACACCTACAAGAAGCTCGGCGGAGACATATTAGATGTAGAACTCACAGAGGGGAATGTATACTCAGCATATGAAGAGGCAGTACTAGAATATTCCTACATTGTCAACCTTCATCAAACCAAGAATTCTCTTTCCGACTTCTTGGGCGCAGCAACCGCATCTTTCGACCAAGACGGACAGATCACGCACGGGCACGCTCTGTCTGGGTCGAACATCGAATTAAAGTATCCTCGCTTCGATTATGGGTACGTCCGAAGAATCTCAGAGGGCATTGCAACGGAAACCAATCTCGGGGGCACAACACCGATTTACTCTGGTTCTATCGACCGTATAGCTAACAGACAAGACTATGACCTACAAACGATTTTATCAGCATCATCCCTAACAGACACTAAGGCTCTCTATTATCAGAGAATAAAAGACAAGAGAATCATTGTGCGCAAAGTATTCTTCAAGACCCCGCGCGCAATGTGGAGATTCTATGGCTACTACGGCGGTTTCTCAGTTGTGGGAAACCTCAGAACGTACGGACAGTACGCTGATGACTCTACCTTTGAGATTGTGCCCACGTGGCAGAACAAACTGCAGGCAATGGCCTATGAGGATGCTCTCTGGACGCGGATCTCTCACTATTCTTACGAGATTCAGGACAACAGACTAAGACTCTTCCCTCGGCCAGACAGCACAGGGCCCAAAAAGTTCTGGATCCAGTTCTCTATCGAGGGCGACTACGAGCCGTGGGAGGAAAACCCCCGCGGGCGCACTGGAACAGAAGGCATCAACAACATGAACACGCTGCCGTTCCAGAATCTTCCATATAAAAGAATTAACTCAATTGGAAAGCAATGGATCCGACGGTTTGCGCTAGCGCTTACTAAAGAAATGCTCGGCCAAGTACGTGGCAAGTTTGCTGTGGTGCCAATTCCTGGCGAATCGGTCACTTTAAACCATGCAGAGTTGCTCGGTCAAGCAAAAGCAGAGCAAGATAGCCTCCGCGATGAGCTGAAGACAATTCTAGATGAGCTGACCTACGATAAACTCGCAGCAGTCGACTCTACTCTGCAAGATGCAGCGAAGAAAGTGCTGGAAAACATTCCAGCAGGCATATACGTGGGCTAAGGAGTATAAATGTCGCGAAGCAAACGAACTCAAGCACAGATCCAGGACACAGAGGATCAGAAATACGATTATATTGGCGACAAAGACGTTGCCGACAAGCTGCATGAGATCGAGCTTATGCCTTCGACCCTGGAAACAATCGATCGGGCGATGTTGGACTTCATCGATGAGGAATTAAACTTATCGGTGGGAACAAACGAAGGATTTAAGAAGGTTCCGGTCCTGTGGGTCACCGCAGAGCGCGCATATCAACTAAAGCAGAACAAAGATATCAGAGATTCAGAAGAAACACTGATTTTGCCCTTGATTACCATAAATCGTTCTAACGTTACAAAAGAGCAAGACTTCCGCGGCACGGTATACGCTAATTTATATCCAAATCCAGATGCTCGGGGTGGTACTATTACAGTAGCGCGAACAATAAACCAGAAAAAGACAGCTGAGTTTCAAAATGCCCACTCTAAGCAGAAGAAGGGCCCCGATAAAAATGTCAGCAGTAAAATGTTGAATACGAACAAGAGAAATATGTCGACCCAGCGCGTTGTCTATGAAACCATCACAATGCCGCTGCCAGTCTGGGTTAAGGTCGCTTATGAGATCACAGCGCGAACAGAATATCAGCAGCAGCTAAACGAATTGATAACTCCTTTCCTGACTGTCCCAGGAAACTCCAGAATGCCCAAACGAATCCACAATGAGGGCCATTATTATGAAATATTCATTGAAGGTAACCTTTCTGACGGATCCAACAAAGCTAATTTGGGAATGGAGCATCGGAACTATGAAACTACCATTAATATTGAAGTGTTGGGCTATCTAATGGGCGATGGTGACAATGATGAAAGACCCAAAATAGTGCGCCGTGAAAACGCTGTAGAATTTCGGTTTGCTCGCGAAAGAACAATACTTGGCGATATCCCCGATACCATTAAGGATGGATTTTACAGAGAATAGTACCATTGATACTATTTAACACTATTTACTTTTGAACATTTTCAGTGCATAGGAGAACCTAACGAATGTCAGTTAAAAATTATAGATTTGTTTCCCCCGGGGTCTTTGTCAACGAGATTGACAACTCCCAGGTACCTGCATCTCCTGCAGGCATCGGCCCAGTAATCATCGGTAGAGCCGAAAAGGGCCCTGCCCTCCGACCGACCACAGTTAACTCTTTTGAAGAGTTCGTTAACGTCTTCGGCGCACCAGCTCCTGGCGGCTCCGGCGGCGATGTGTGGCGTGAAGGAAATGACACCACGGCCACCACCTACGGCGCATATGCCGCCCAGGCCTATCTCCGAAACAGCTCTCCCCTGACATACGTTCGACTCCTCGGCTCCCAGGCCGACGGCTACACGGTTGATTCCGGTGAGGCCGGCTGGGACAAGACAAACGCTTGGGCTATCCTTGTGGGCGAAGCCCCCGGGAACGCCGGCGGAGAGCGCCCCTGGCGCCAAGGGAACGGTTTTGATTTCGTACTAGCTGGTATTGTTTATGCACCGGACACAGTGCTTCTGGAGCTTAGTGGTACCGTCGCTGTCTCGGGCGCTGCAGCACCCTCAAAGTCCGACCGAACCGCGCAGGGCTCTTCTTGGATTATATCTGACACCGGCGTCGCTAAAGAATTCAAGCTTGTCATGACTGGCTCCGGTCCGAGCGCTGCTGGGTCCACTGTAGTGTTCAACTTCGATCGTACAAGCTCCAAGTACATCCGCAAGGTCCTGAACACCAACCCGCAGTTAACGAATGACGGCATCACGGCCGCGGGCACACGCCTAAACTACTGGCTCGGCGAAACATTCGATCGCCACTTGGCTTCGAATATCACCGGCTCCCAGACCTGGGGCGCTATCGTCCGCATTAACAACACTGCCGGCGCGGCTAACGGATCCGCAGGCAACCACGAAGCAGCCTTACAGGCAGCTCAGACGCCTCAGATTATTGCCTGCCGCACAAGCAACGATCCAACGTCGCGACCACTCTTTAAGGTCGTAGCGCTCAACGAGCCCGGTGATTGGAGCAACAGAAACCTCAAGATCTCTATTCAGGATATCAAGCGTTCACCAGATAACGACAATGATTACGGTACGTTCTCGGTTGTCGTCCGCCATTTGAGTGATTCAGACAACGTCGTCCGCGTCCTGGAACAGTTCAATAATTGCGACTTGAACCCCGACTCTCTGAACTACCTAGGCCGCAAGATCGGAACCAAGTACACATCTTGGTCCGCCACCGAGCGCCGCTACGTAGAGTACGGCGATTGGGCCAACGTCTCCAAATACATCCGAGTTGACATCAACTCCGACGTCGACGCGGGACTCACATCCGCTGATCTACTTCCCTTCGGCTTCCAGGGCATCGTCAAGTACAAGGACCCAACTAGCCCCATCGTCTCGGCGGACACCTCCTCAACGTGGCTTACGGGCTCAGTCCGACCGTCCGACACACCAGCCGGCCTCATCACCGATACGGCGGCTACAGCAGTAGTAACCTTCACTGGGACACCAGTAGCAGACGAGACAATCACGATAGAAGACACTGCGGGCCTCACTAAGGTATATCTTGCCAAGGCCATTCAAACCCTGTCCAACGATCCGCCCCAGTTCTCGATCACCGGCTCGGTCAGCGACCAGGCCTCGTCTCTTGAGGCTTGCATTGATTGTGCAAACGGCCACAATGGAACAATCGTCACAACACCGGTCGCTGGTGTTTTGACGTTGACCCAGAACACCGCCGGCGAAGCAGGGAACAATACAATTACTGAGACTCTCACCGATACCACCGTCACTGGCTTCTCTGGTGGCAACGGGGCCAAGGCGGGCAACCTTCTTATTAGCTTGGGCGGAACCGCGGCATCGATATACTACCCAACGCCCGAACTACGCGTCTCCGCGTCAGACGGCAACTTGCCTAACACCAGCGACGCCTACTTCGGCTATCAGACCACAACAGATGCCGGCGGCTCCGTATTCGATCGATCTAATATCGACCTCTTGCGCGCCCGCGGCGCCATTGTGAGCGAGATGTTCGAGGGCGATGCTTCGACCGAGCGCTCGATCACCTTCACACTTGATGATGTATCGGGATCGCAGGGTAGCTGGATCAGTGGGTCGTTTGCTGAGGCAACAGCCCCTGCACAGTCACTCACACGTGTCAACGGTCTTGTAGCAGGCGTCCTCGACGCAGGCTTCGACCGCTTCACTGTCCCAATGTACGGTGGATTCGACGGCACAAATATCACTGAGATGGACGCCTTCGCAAACCGCAACATTTCGGGCAACGACAAGACAAACTACGTGTTTAACTCGATCCGCCAGGCCATCGACTCTCTCGCCGACCCTGAGGTTGTTCAGATGAACCTAGCCTCTATGCCGGGACTGACGAACGAAGGTCTTAGCACAAACCTAGTGCGCCTCTGTGAGGACCGTGCAGACGCCCTCGCAGTCATTGATCTCAAGGATGCATTCCAGCCCCGTGAGGAAGCAGATAGTGTAAATCGTTTGAACCTCGCGTCTACTATTAGCACTATAGTAACAAACCTTCGTAGTTTGAATCTCAACTCTTCATACGGTTGTGCTTACTACCCATGGGTTCGTGCCCGGGACACCATCAACGGTGCCTTCGTGTGGTTGCCCCCTTCTGTGCCGGCCATCGGTACCTTCTCAAGCTCCCAGCGCAAGACTCAGGTCTGGTTCGCACCAGCCGGCTTCAACCGCGGCGGACTAACTGAAGGTTCTGCTGGAATCCCGGTCGTCGACGTAGCCCACCAGCTGCGCCGCAAGGATCGCGATGACCTTTACAGCTCGAACGTTAACCCGATCGCCAAGTTCCCGAATGAGGGGATTGTGATCTTCGGT